ACAATACTATTCAGGTTTTATACTTTAACTATAAAACTTATATGAATGAAGTTTATAAGGTTAAAGAAACAGCTACAGGTGCTGATAAAATTATAGATAAAGACGACTCTTTTAACCCACCACAAGACAAGGAAGGTGGTTATGGTAGGATGTTGAGGTCTATAGAGTGTTTATACGATGGTGCTATGATACTTGGTACAAAAAAACTACTTAAATGGGAAATGGCTAAAAACATGATGCGACCAAAAAGCGATTTTACTAAAGTTAAGATGAATTACAATATTGTAGCTCCTAGAATGTACGATGGTAGAATAGACTCGCTTGTTAAAAAAATCACTGGTTTTGCTGATATGATTCAACTAACACACTTAAAGTTACAGCAAGTATTGTCTAGAATGGTTCCAGATGGTGTGTATTTAGATGCCGATGGTTTAGCTGAAGTTGATCTAGGTAATGGAACAAACTACAACCCACAAGAAGCTTTAAACATGTTCTTTCAAACCGGTAGTGTTATCGGTAGATCGTTTACAGGTGAAGGTGATATGAATCCAGGTAAAGTACCTATTCAAGAAATTACATCAGGTAGCGGTGGTAATAAGATGCAAGCTCTTATTGGTAATTACAACTACTATTTACAAATGATAAGAGATGTAACCGGGCTTAACGAAGCTAGAGATGGTAGTATGCCTGATAAAAATGCTTTAGTAGGAGTTCAAAAGTTAGCTGCTGCAAATAGTAATACAGCAACTAGACATATACTTCAGTCAGGCTTGTTTTTAACTGCTGAAGTTTGTGAATCTTTATCTCTTAGGATATCTGATATTATAGAGTACTCTCCAACTAAAGACGCGTTTATACAGGCTATAGGTGTTCATAACGTTGAAGTTTTAAAAGAAATAGGAGACTTACATCTTTATGACTTTGGTATATTTATAAACTTACAACCAGACGAAGAGCAAAGAATGATGTTGGAGAATAACATTCAAATGGCTTTACAACAACAAGTTATAGAGTTGGCTGATGCTATAGACGTTAGAGAGATAAAAAACATAAAGCTAGCAAACCAACTATTAAAAATACGTAGAAAAAAGAAGTTAGATAGAGACCAAGCAGTACAACAGCAAAACATGGAACAACAAGCACAGTTAAACCAGCAGTCAGCTCAGATGGCAGCTCAAGCTGAGGTTCAAAAAAACCAAGCTGTAACTGAAAGTCAAGCTCAACTTGAACAAATTAAAGGTCAAATAGAATCTCAACGTATGATGCAGGAAGTTCAAATGAAAAAAGAACTTATGGGTCTAGAGTTTCAATATAACATGCAACTAAAAAGTATGGAGTCTTCTGTTAAAAAACAAAGTGAAAAAGAAAAAGAAGATCGTAAAGACGAAAGAACAAAAATACAAGCTACACAGCAATCAGAAATGATTGACCAAAGAAATAGTGGAAAACCACCTAAAAACTTTGAATCCGCAGGTAATGATATACTAGGTGGAGGATTTGATTTAGGTTCGTTTGACCCTAGATAAATTTATTAACTATTATTATATTATATTATGGCAGAAAAAGAAGAGCCAATCGCAAACGACGATACTGGCAAGATTAAAGTAAAAGCAAAGAAAGAAAAACAACCAGATGGTAACGAGACAAAAGGAAACGTTACCAAGGTTAAAGCAAAGATGAAAGCAAAACCTGAAGTGCAAGAGCAAACAGTAACTAAGGTTGATTTAAACAAACCAAACAAACCAAAAGAAAATGAAACTAAAGAAAATAACCCTGTCAACGAGGGAGTGGTTGGAGTCGATGAAAATGCCGATGCCCCACAAGAACAAAAAGAAGTACAGCCGGAAGCAGAAACACAAGAAGCTCCAATACTAGAAGAAATTACTGAAGAATCTACAGAAGAAGTTGCTGAAGTTGAAGAGAAAATCGAAGAAGCTGTTGCAGAGGCTGAAGCTACAGGAAAACCTATACCAGAGAACATACAGAAGTTAATGGAGTTTATGGAAGAAACTGGTGGTGATCTAAACGACTACGTTAAATTGAACAAAGACTATAGCAAATTAGAAAACGAAGACTTGCTGTACGAATATTACAAGCAAACAAAACCTCATTTAAACAATGAAGAAATAAACTTTCTGATGGACGATCAGTTCGCTTATGATGAAGATGAAGATGAGGAGATAGATATACGAAGAAAAAAATTAGCGTTAAAAGAGCAAGTTGCGAACGCTAAAAGCCACTTGGACGGGCAAAAGTCCAAATACTATAACGAGATCAAAGCTGGAAGCAAACTTACTAGTGAACAGCAGAAAGCAGTTGATTTCTTTAATAGATATAACAAAGAGTCAGAAGTAACTCAAAAAGCAGCAAAGAAAAATACTGATATTTTTACTCAAAAAACAAATAATGTTTTTAACGACAAGTTCAAAGGTTTTGAATACAACGTCGGTGACAAAAAATACAGGTTTAATGTAAACAATGCTGAAGAGGTTAAAACAACACAAAGCGATATAAATAATTTTACTAAAAAGTTTTTAGATAAAAATAATACATTATCAGATGCTAAGGGTTATCATAAATCTCTATACACAGCAATGAATGCGGATGCTGTTGCAAGACACTTTTATGAACAGGGTAAAGCTGACGCTATGAGAAATAGTGTTGCTAAAGCTAAAAACGTGGATATGGAACCAAGACAAAGTCATGGTGCTGTTGAAGCTGGGGGGATAAAAGTAAGAGCTTTAGGTAGTAACTCTTCTGATTTTAAGTTTAAAATTAAAAACAATAAATTTAAAAATTAAAAATTAAAAAATTATGGCAATTTCAAATCCTGGTGGTTTGTTGAACAGTACGCCGTCTCACAGACAGCAGACTCTAGCAACAAATTACTTTGACTTTACTGCGACAGCAAATCAAGGCTGGGCGCAACAATATTTACCAGATCTAATGGAGCAAGAAGCTGAAGTGTTCGGACCAAGAACTATTTCGGGTTTCTTATCTCAAGTTGGAGCTGAAGAAGCGATGGCTGCTGACCAAGTTGTTTGGTCTGAGCAAGGTCGTTTACACTTATCTTACACTTGTGAAATCACTGATGTTGATGATGGTGCTTCTACAAATGGTGGTGAAATAACTATTAATGGTTTCATTGATACTAACGCTACATATACTGCAGGAAAACACGGTGTAAGAGTTAATGATACTATTATCGTTGCTACTTCATCTGCAGTGCTAAAATGTTTAGTAGTTAAAGTGGCTGCTGATGTTCTTGATGTAGAGCCTTATGGAGCTGCTGATATCACATCACTTGGTGAAGGTAGCACGGGTACTTTACTAGTTTATGGTTCTGAGTACGGAAAAGCTGATAACTATAACGGTAGCGATTCTCACTCTGCTAATGAGCCAGAATTCAAAACTTACACTAACAAGCCGATCATCATGAAAGATTACTACGAGGTATCTGGATCTGATGTTTCAAAAGTTGGTTGGGTAGAGATAGCTGCTGAAGATGGTACAGCTGGTTACATGTGGTACTTAAAAGCTGAAGCTGATACAAGAGCTAGATTTAACGATTATATCGAAATGGCTATGTTAGAAGGTGAGCTTGCTGCTCAAGCAACAGATGATGTTGCTGCGTTTATTGCTCCTGCTGCTACTGATGCTGCTGGTACTGAAGGTTTATTCGCTGCTATCGAATCAAGAGGTAATATTACTACTGGTGTAACTGGTATTAATGCTGCAACTGATTTGGCTGAATTTGACGCTATCTTAGCTGAGTTTGATAAGCAAGGTGCTATTGAAGAAAACATGATGTTTGTAAACAGATCTACTTCGTTAGCAATGGATGATATGTTAGCTTCTATGAATTCTTACGGAGCTGGTGGTACTTCTTACGGAGTATTTGACAACTCAGAAGATATGGCATTAAATTTAGGTTTCTCTGGTTTCAGAAGAGGTTCTTATGACTTCTACAAGTCTGACTTCAGATACTTAAATGACAAAGCTACAAGAGGTGGTATCAATGATGCTGCTGGAGCTAACGCTATCAGAGGGGTAGTTGTTCCTGCTGGAACTTCTACTGTTTACGATCAGTCATTAGGTAAAAACCTTAAGCGTCCTTTCTTACATGTTCGTTACAGAGCTTCTCAAACTGATGATAGAAGAATGAAATCATGGGTTACTGGTTCTGTTGGTGCTGCTACATCTTCTTTAGATGCAATGCAAATCCACATGTTAACTGAAAGATGTTTAATTACTCAAGGTGCTAACAATTTCATGTTAATGAAATAAGCATTATTTATATTAAAGAACCGGGGCTTCGGCCTCGGTCCTTTTATTTTTATTAATTTATATTATATTATATTATGGCTAAAAAAGCTAAAAAAACAGAAAACGTTACCCACGTTGAAGCAACAGAGGTAAACGTTACACCGGTTATGGAGACTCCAAAACCAGAAGTAAGAGAAAGATTAAAACCATCTAACGAGTGGGAAATTAAAGATAGAGTTTATTTCTTAAAAGGAAATAAAAAACCACTTTCAAGATCTATTAAATCAGCTAATATATACTTTTTCGACGAAGAAAAAGGTTATGAAAGAGAGTTGAAATATTGTCAAAACCAAAAAACAACATTTGTAGATGAAATGAAAGGCGAACATAGGTTAGCGCATATTGTGTTTAGAGGAGGTCAGCTGTTTGTTCCAAAAGAGAAAACTACTTTACAAAAACTATTATCTCTTTACCACCCTCATAAAGACACTTTATACTATGAGTATAAGCCAGCGGCAATTGCCGAAGAAGAGATAGATGTACTAAATATGCAAGTAGACGCTTTGACTGCAGCTAGAAATGTAGACATAGATATGGCTGAAGCTATTATGCGTGTAGAAAAAGGTTCTGGTGTATCAAACTTAAGTTCTAAAGAGCTTAAAAGAGATTTACTAGTATTTGCTCGTAACAATCCTAAACTATTCTTAGAGTTAGCAGACGATGAAAATGTAATGCTAAGAAACTTTGGTATTAAAGCTGTTGAAGCTGGAATACTAAGATTATCCTCTGATCAAAGAAACTTTTTGTGGGGTAGTAATGGAAGAAAGCTAATGGTTATACCATTTGACGAACACCCGTACACTGCTTTAGCACACTGGTTTAAAACAGACGAAGGAATGGAGATTTACTCTAATATTGAAAAAAGATTAAATTAATCTAACTGTAGATGCAGTCGCTCTACGGGGCGATTGCAAACTACAAATTATATTATATGGAAAAAAATAAATCAAAAGGATTAGGCGACACTGTCGCTAAAATAACAAAAGCAACTGGAATTAAAAAAGTAGTGGAAAAGGTTAGCAAGGCAGTAGGTAAAGACTGTGGTTGCGCTAAACGTCAAGACACTTTAAATAGGTTGTTTCCTTATAATAACTAAAAAGAAATTATGATTAGCATAGACACAGTGTATCAAAAGGTTTTAGCTTTTGCTAATAAAGAGCAAAGAGGATATATAACTCCACAGGAGTTTAATTTGTTCGCCAACCAAGCTCAATTAGAAATATTTGAACGATACTTTCACAACGTCATGAATGCTCCTAAAAAAGACACAAACTCATTAGTGTATTTAGATTTGGATGAAACTATAGAAGAGAGAGTTAGAATATTCGAAAAAGTTTATGGTATAAACGCTATAAACACACTACCTAATGTTGGTAACAACACTAGAGTTAAAAAAATAGATCCTAATGTTGTTTATAGAGTAAATAGAATAGAGTATTTAGACAACGAGTGCGAGCTTTTGAGTACCAATGATTTTAATGAATTTAGAAATGGGCCAGCATTATTAAGACCTAGCAATTCTAGACCTATAGCTAACATAAGAGCTAACCAAATAAGAGTTGTTGGTGACGACGGCGTTTTAGTTGTTCCTACTGGAATATTTTATTTTCAAAAACCAGCTAAGGTTTCGTGGGGCTACTTTGTAGTAGGTGGTAAAGCGCTACACGATAGTAGTGATACTAAAACTACTAACTTTGAGTTACATTCATCTGAGGAGTCTGAGTTAGTGTACAAAATACTTAAGTTTGCTGGCATAGCTACAAAGCAACTAGACATTCAACAAGCCGGTAATGCTTTAGAAAACATTCAACAACAACAATAAAAATAACAAATGGCATTATTAAACCAAACTAAAAAAGATTATTATGATAGTAATGAATTTGGAGGATATCAATTTGTTTCTTTAGACGATATTATAACTCAGTTTAAAGTTATTTATGTTGGAGAAGATAAAATTATACCTCGAGCTAAAAGAGCCGATATAGCTTTTCACGCCCAAAGAGCTTTGCAAGAACTTTCTTTTGATACATTAAAATCTATAAAATCACAAGAAGTAGTTATACCTCCAACTTTACAGATTCCACTTCCACAAAGCTACGTAAATTATACTAAGTTAAGTTGGGTAGATTCTTCAGGTATAAAACATCCTATTTACAAAACAAACAAAACAAACAACCCTACAAAACATTATCAAAACGAAGATGGTGATTTTAAAATAAATCCTGTTGGTACTTTAACACTTGGTTCAAACGTAGTTGTTTTAGACGGTGATTATAGTGATATATTAATCCACGGCATGAGAGTTGTTAGTCCAAATTTACCACCAGCAAGCTTTATACATAATGTAGTTACTACGAGTGGTATAACATCTATAACTTTAGAAAATAAGAGCGGCACAAACACTAAGCTAGCTATAGTATCTACAAACGAAAGATTAGATATTACTAGGTTTAACTTTATTAACTCTGCTGGACTTATGGCTGGTAATACCAAGTTAATATCAACAACAACAACAAGTAGTGGTAACATTGGTGATACAGCGTTAAATATAAGCGATGTTACTGGTATTGAAGAGGGCATGGTTATTAACCACCCTTCTTTTATTAATGACAATTCTATAAACAGTGGTAAGTCTGCTATAACTGTTGTTGGTGTTGGAAGCACTACAGTAGAGCTTTCGCATGCGGCGGTTAAGACTATAGGTTCTGGAGATGCTGTTGGTTTTTTATCTAGCGAAACAAACTCTACAACTTGGAACAACTACAAGTCTCAAAACCCATCAGAAAATAACAATGACGATTACGAGGATGATACTTACTGGCCTATGAATGGTAATAGATATGGTCTTGATCCTCAGCACGCACAAGTTAATGGTTCTTTTTATATAGACGAGTTAGTTGGAAAGATTCATTTTAGCTCTAATATTTCAGGAAAAACTGTGATCTTAGATTACATAAGTGATAGTCTTGGTACAGATGCGGAGATGCAAGTTCATAAGTTTGCTGAAGAAGCTATGTACAAGTGTATAGCATACGCCGTACTTTCTTCAAGGTCGGATGTTCAAGAGTATGTAGTTCAAAGATATAAAAAAGAAAGATTTGCAGCGGTAAGAACTGCTAAACTAAGACTATCAAATATAAAATTAGAAGAATTAACTCAAATACTTAGAGGCAAATCTAAGCAAATAAAACACTAGTATATGCCAGAGATTAAGAATCAGTTTGCCGGTGGTAAAATGAACAAAGATGTAGACGAGCGTCTTGTTCCCAAGGGAGAGTATAGACACGCTGTTAACATTCAAGTTACAACTTCAGAAGGATCTGATGTTGGTACCGTTCAAAATATACTAGGTAATAGTCTTGCTATAACACCAGGTTTACCTATAAATAACGCGTTAAGCTTATTCAACAACCACATATGTGTAGGTTCTATATCTAACGAGGCTAAAAATGAGCTTTACTGGATGTTAGCTGAGTACACTTGGAAAGATCAAATAACACAATCAGGTAATGTTCTTTTAGAGCAAGTTGTTCACACAAACTCATCACCACTACTAAACGTTATAGCAACTAACTTTCAGAATTATAATAGTTTTAATTGGATTGTTGAAAGCAAATCCGCTATCGTTAAGTATAAAAACAACAACGCTGAGTTGGTCTTTGTAGATAAAGCATCTGTTACTATAAATGCTTGGGATGCTAATGTAGGCTCAACAGACGGTGGTCAGTTTGAGGTGTTAGCTGGCGATGTAGCTCCTTCTAGCTCTTTTACACCCACTATATCAAGTGGGTTTTCTAGTTTTGGTACTGGATATGGTTATAATAATTCTACGATATTTCAATTAGAAGTTGGTGATGTTACAAACATAACAGCTGGTATGGACGTTGTTGGTGTCGGGTTGAACCCTCACACTAACGAAATAATGAATTTTTGGCCAAACACCTCTGTGTTAAGCGTTGAGCAAGTTGGAACATGGACAGATATCAATGGAGATCAAAGAATACAGGGTATAGTTCAACTAAATAACACTACTGGAGGTTTTGGTTGTATTGCAGAGGACAACACGTATACTTACGTTCCTAACTTAGTTAACCCACCAAATTGTCCTAGCGCTTGGATTAACATTCAAATGATTGTTACACACTGGGTTTTTGAATCTAAAACATTACAACTAGACAGAAAAAACTTAATAACTGGAATAAATATCATTGATGATCTTTTGTTTTGGACTGATAACTATTCAGAACCAAAATGTATAAATATTACAGACAGCATAAAAGGTACTGATCAAACTGGTAATTTTCATACAGATATATTTGTTGAGGAAAGAGACATATTAGTTCCAGCTAGGGAAAAACATGTTACTGTTATTAAAAATGCACCAAAAAACCCTCCTATAATAAATTCAAAGCAAGGTAGAGATGGTAACTCTTATGGCATAGCGTATCAAGTACCTACTGCTAACGCTGGGGTTGGAGACACTTTGACTATAGATATAACTTCTCCTTTTGCAACTGAATTAAACTATCAAGTTGGAGATGTTTTAGCTTTCAAACTATTAAGCTCTTACCTGTCAACAAATATAACTTCATTTTTTCCAATATCAACAAACTCTAATTACACTTTGTCTGGTTCTATAGTCTCTATAGGTAGTTCTTCAGCTAGCGGTATGACAAGCGTATCTATAATTGTACAACAATTTGTTGGTAATTCATTAGGTAGTGACTACGCTGTTGACTTGTTAGATAATTCTAAAGTATTATACAAACTAAAATTCCCAAGATTCGCGACTAGATATAAATATAAAGACGGTCAGTATTCTTCTTTTTCACCTTTCTCTGATGTTGCTTTTGTTCCTAGCAACTACGAGTATAACGCTAGAACAGGTTTTAATATTGGTATGGAAAACAGTATTACCTCTGTTAGCTTAAAAGATATTATAACTTTAGATATACCAGAAGACGTTGTAGATATAGATATACTTTATAAAGAGTCAGATTCTCCTAATGTTTATCTTTTAGAAACAATAACAAACCTACCTCAAAAACTTCCAGTACCGGCTGATACTTCTATTTGGAATCCTAAAAAATTAGACGACAACTACGAATACATAATAACGTCAGAAAACATCAACGCTTTAATATCTTCTGAGCAAATACTAAGAAGCTATGATAATGTGCCTAGAGCTGCTTTAGGTCAAGATATAGTTGGGAGTAGGTTGGTTTATGGTAACTACTTACAAAATTACAATATAGAAAAAGAAAATATATTAATAAGCACATCTATATCTCCTTATCCAAATAACGAAAGATTTAAAAGTATAAAATCTATAAGAGACTACGAGGTAGGTTTAGTTTTTTCTGACAAATATGGTAGAGAAACACCTGTTATAACTAGCGAACAGAATAAGGTGACTCTATCTAAGGCTAACGCGGACAAAAATAATAGATTTAAAGTTTCTTGGAAAACCACTGATGGGTATCAACTTCCTGATTGGGTTGAATCTTATAAGTTCTACGTGAAAGAAACGTCAACAGAGTACTATAATTTGTCTATGGACAGGTTCTACGATGCTGAAGATAGTAATATATGGCTTTCTTTTCCGTCTTCAGAAAGAAACAAAGTAGATATTGACACTTATTTAATATTAAAAAAAGAACAAAACTCTAGCAATTTAGTTTTAGCTGATTATAGATATAAAATTCTTGATATTAAAAACGAAGCTCCTAACTTTATAAAAGTAGACAAAAAAGATTTAGCAAAAATTGTAGAAGGTCCTGTTACAAACGGTAATAATGGTGGTAGTGGACTTCCTGTTACAACAAACCCGTTATTTGTTGACAATACTACCAATGCTTACCCTGACAGCGTCTTAGTAAATGGCCTGCCTGGCACTAAACAATTACATGTTAAAGGTGATGTTACTCCAACTGGAGTTAATCGTATCGGTGGTAGTGTAGGTCGTTTAAGACCTAGTAGTTTAATCAGTGATGAGTATGAGGTAGAGGTTAGAATAAATACTTTCAAATCAAACTTTGTACAAGGCAATTATGTTACCTCTTGGAGAAAGATAAATAAAATAACTCATTACGGCAAAAACGGAGTAACTCTTGATACTTTACCAACTTCATCATCTGCCCAACAACAGGATTTCACTATACATTTATCAGAAGCTTGGGAGAACGATTCAAGTTTCTTTTTCACGGATCAAATTGGTACAGTTACAACCGAAGGCACAAACGGCGCGCCAGTTTTAGAGTTTAGAAAACTAATACGTAGAGATAACTTAGCAGAGTTTGCTGGTAGGTTTTTTGTTAAAATACTAAAAGATATAAGTTTCTACGAACAAGTGTTAAGCCAAATGGGTTCTCAAACTTTAGTTCCTAAACTTCAACAAGATCTTGGTTATGTAAAAGATTTTACACAAGAAGATTTTAGTGGTCAAGGTAATATTTCCTCTAACTTTTCTACAACAGTTTCTAGTCAAATATCTGCTTTGCCACATTCTTGGGCTAGCGCTAGATATCCAAGTGGCGTAAGTGGAGTACCTATACCAACTGACGCTTATTACCATCCATCAGCTTGGTCTTATATACATAACAAGTTAAATGCTTCTTCAGCAAAAGGTTTTTTTATTGATGAAGCTTTTGCTACTGGTATATCTCCGTTTTATAACTTTAGAGAGGCTTTTCAAACTCGTTTTGTAGATGATAGTGAAACTAGAGAAAGAAATCAAGTTGCTCTTTTTGGAGGTTGGAACTCTGCATCTTCACCCCAACCAACTTTAGATTACTACAGTAATGTTGATACAAACTTAAGCTCTTTATACGCTTATCACACATCTTTGTCCAGCGATCAATTAACTGATTACACTGGATGCCAAACGGTAAGTGGTGTAACTAACAGTATCCCATCTAATTTAACTAACCCTTGCCCCGATAGAATAGCTGCGTGTGTATGGGAACCATTATTAAACAACACTTCTCTGTCTCAAAACAAATACTATCACGAGGGTAACGGAGCAGGCGCTTCGCCCGCCAATGTTCTTGATATATCTATAATAGGAGGTATTGGAAACGAGTGGAAGCCTAGCCAAGGTGGTTTAGGTTTTACTCCTCATGATCCAAATGGTTTTGGGTATTTAACTTGGAACGACGCACAGCTAGCGTTAACATCGTTAGACGATGCACAACGTGATATTATGTTTGAACTTTGTACTATAGGTAATAAATTTAGATTTGATAACGATCCTACCGAAGAAGTATTTACTATTTTAGATTTCAGAATACAATCAAAGAAAAATTATTCTGAAGGATTTTATGACGATACCTACCCTGGTGTAACTCAGGCTGACCCAAATTTTAGCTCAAACTACCCTCATGACGGCTCAACTCCAATATCCGATAGTGTTAATTACACTGCAAATGCAAATCACAGGCACACTATTAGCATACTGTTAGATAAGGATATAGGTGCAAGCGGTTATACTCCTACAGATGGAAGTATTGGTAATGTTCCTGGTTATGCTGGTAACTGGAACACGCCAACAATAACTGGCGACTTTGCTAAAATAGTATTTTTAGAAGCACGGACGGTTTTTGATGGTTTTGGTGTTGACTCTAGTTTGAACCCTTCGATATGGGAGACCGAACCAAAACAAAACGACGGTCTTGACATTTACTATGAAGCTAGTAGGTCTTACCCTTTTTCTATAAGTAAAGACAATGCTTTATTAAAAATGCCTATTGGTAGTTTGATAAGACCTGACGATCCTTCTGTGTTAATACAACCTGGTACTACAGTTGTTGATTGGCAAGAAAGACAAATTAGTAACTCTATAGTTTTAGTAACAAACAAACCGTTAACGTTTGCAAACGAAGATATTATACGTTTTACTTTAGATGATGGATCAGAATCTCAAGCTGAGTTTTGGCAATCAGCAGCTTCGGCTACTTTTCCTAATGGACCAACAAACCCCTTAAATACAACTGGTACCGCTGATTATTTTCAATATTATGTTAGGCCGTTTAAACTAGGGCTGCTTAATGGATTGTCTTGGAGCAACTGTTTTTCCTTTAACAATGGAGTAGAATCTAATAGTATAAGAGATGACTTTAATTCCGTGTCTATAGATAATGGAGCTATTGCCTCTGCAACTATTCTAGAGCCTTATGAAGAAGAGCGTAGGAAAAGCGGTTTGATATTTTCTGGTTTATACAACTCTAACTCTGGTGTTAATAATCTAAATCAATTTATAGCTGCTGAAAAAATAACAAAAGACTTAAACCCTACTTATGGTAGTATTCAAAAGTTACACGCTAGAGATTCTGATTTAATTGCTTTGTGTGAAGATAAAGTAATTAAAATACTAGCAAATAAAGATGCTTTGTTTAATGCTGATGGAAGCCCTCAATTAACCGCTAACGAAAGGGTTTTAGGACAGAGCATTCCTTTTGTTGGAGAGTTTGGTATATCTACAAATCCAGAATCGTTTGCTTCAGAATCCTATAGAGTTTACTTTACCGACAAAGTAAGAGGTAAGGTTATTAGGCTATCTATGGATGGGTTAACACCTATATCAGCGCATGGTATGAAAGATTATTTTAAAGATAATCTCAAGTCTAACGATAAAATTATAGGTAGTTATGATGATAAAAAAGACGAATACAATGTAACTTTACCTAACACCGGAACAACTGTTTCTTTTAGCGAATCAGTTAGAGGTTGGGTTAGTTTTAAGTCATTTGTTCCTGAAAACGCTATTAGCTGCGCTAACGATTACTACACGCTAAAAAATGGTGTAATATGGAAGCATCACGTTGAAACAATTCCTGAAACTAGAAACAATTTTTACGGTGCTCATACTGAAAACGACTACTCATCGCTAGAAGTTATTTTAAATGATGCACCTAGCGTTGTTAAATCGTATCAAACAATAAACTACGAAGGTAGTCAGTCTAAAGTTGATCAATTTGTTTCTAACACAAACCCTAGCACTGGTGTGACTTTAAGTGACAACCAATATTACAATCTAACGCTTAAGAAAGGTTGGTATGTAAATAATATAATTACAGATAAAGAAAAAGGCAGTGTAAATGAATTTATAGAAAAAGAAGGTAAATGGTTTAATTACATAAAAGGTAAAAACGTTCAGTTGTCAGTGGGTAATCAAATACATATTAATAATGACGGCAGTTCTTCTTTTGACCAAGCTAGTTTTAGTATACAAGGTTTAGGAGTATATGATGGACCTGTTGCTGTACCAGTTCCTGGTTGTACAGATAACACTTTTGCAAACTATAATCCAAATGCTACAATTGATGATGGTAGTTGCTTTAACCCACCACCACCACCACCAAATCCAATACATGGATGTACTGATGTTCTTGCAACAAATTATAACTCTAATGCTAATACAGATGATGGTAGTTGTTTTTACAATGGAGCTGCTGTTATTGGATGTATGGAGCCAACAGCTTCTAACTATAATGCTTTTGTAAATGTTAGTAACAACTCTTGTATATGGCTCGGCTGCACGGACAATAGCGCTCTAAACACAACAGACTTTACAGCTGCGTACGCTTATGCTGCGGCTAATAATATACCAGTAGCTATTAGTGATGATGGCTCTTGTATACCGGTTGTACTAGGTTGTACAGATCCAACAGCG